CCCTTACCTTTGGGGGTCATAACCTCTAGTCTGTTTTTAGGCTCAAATATTACCATTTATCTCTATATCTGTATCTCTATCGCAAAGAGAGTTGTATAGTTCTGCATCTGATGACCATGACTCTCCAGTCCACCATTCGAATCCTTTGAATGATGACTTGTATTTTGATGTGGTTTCGTATCCACCCAGTATGTAAATATATTCAGCATTCATCATCTCAGCATATTTGTGCTCATAGTATTGTGATACATTACCAAGAGATAGTTTAGGTTCTTCATAGTCCCAAATGAACTGATATGATACCATTGCTACTTGATGAAATTGCTCATACAGTTTAAATATATTAGCTCCAATACATTCATTTTGATATTCGTAGATAATCACAAACATACCTTCAAAATCTTTTAAAGGTATAGGTCTTATGAATCCTTTTTTAGATAGGTATTTATCGTATATTGGCTGTAGCTTTTTAATATAGTCTTGAGATAATATTTTTAAACTTGCATTTACTCTCTTGCTCATCTTTTTAGTTGTATAGGTTGGTTCGTATTTATTTGTTTTAATACGTACTGATCGCAGGTTGTACCAATAATCCCCCCACTCAATCCATCCATTTTGTAATGCATGTAAAAAGTTACCATCGTTTTCAATACCTCTTGGATTTGAATAAATAAAATCTGTTTTCTCTACTTTGCCAAAACCACTTACGTGGTCGAATATCACCTTCATAAAAATTTTATATATTTGAATGCTTTTTGCTTTTCATAATAGCACATTAAATCCGTGTTAATAGAATGGGGGATGTCTTTCCCCCATTTTATTTGTCCATACATCTGAGTTATTTTGCCGTATATGATGCCGTCATCACAGCACCATATTACGACTGGACTCAATCTTTTTTTAACCAACCCAGATAGTGTATGTGCGTTAATTATTAATGGGTACGCCTTGTACATTAAGTTATGAGATATCTCAACTATAGCGTACGCTATTAATGTTTTTTTAGAATCAAATATTTTATATTGATTATTTGATACTGCTTGATATGAACCTTTGAATATTTTTACGAATGTATCTATTGCTTTTTGTTGTTTCTCAGAAATCATCGTTTTCAATAAGTTTGATTATGATTTTTATTTCTTTGATAAGATCCTCAGAGTTTTTTCTAGCGTCCTTAAATTCTCTATCCGTTATTTGCTCATACAAGTCGGTTAGGATGTCATTACACTCTTCAATTATGAAGAGTATTCTTTCGGCTCTATATATTTCTTTGAGTCTCTCTTGGTTCATCTTAGGGGGTATTAGCCCCTCTGTAAACTTCAGTTTTTAAGCCGTGGCTTTCCAATTCTTTAATCCTGTACTCTTGTAATTTTGATAGCTTTCCAGAGGGAGTTTTAACTTCACTAAACAACACATCGCTTCCATATGGTATGGCGATTAAATCAGGTATTCCATTCTTATTAGTCTTGACTAACTTTATGACATAATACCCATTTGATTCTAATTCTTTTATTCTTTTGGATTGGATTTGTTGTTCAGTCATATTCAAATATAATACCCTTTTGTTATATCATTGTCTTATTTACCAAAAACATAATAGTAACAAATGGTATTTCAATGCATAAGAAGTCATCATCTAAAAATGTTTTCCCCCAGCTAAACATGAACCCAAACTGTGGCTCTACGTTGATTAATACTTTCATAGCGTTTTTTCTTTAATTTTAACTGTAGATTCTTCAATCATCCATTTCAAATAAACTTCTGCCTTCTTTAAATCTTCAAGGTAATTTTTCCTATCGTAACGCCACATGTATTTCATTACGTTACCTTTCAAATACCCCATAAACTGAGACTGTGACATGCTGGCTTTTATGCATTCTATGCATTCAACTTCACCTTCATAGTGGCTTGGCTTGTTAATCTTGTCTTCCATATACTAATATTAAATTAAATTTGATTTCGTGTGTTGATGTACTAACATATACTAAATTGCTAGTCATTGATAATGTATGAGTTAAGAACATATTTTTAATTTCGTATTATATCAAAGATAGTAAGTCTTTTTTAAAGTGATTTACGGTGTAGTCTTTTTTCTGCTTTACAGCCTTATATATTTGGTGCTCTATCCCTTTCTCTAAGAACAACCAAAATACTTTATTGTACGCTCTATCTTTTGTTGTCATTCTATCTCTTGACTGCCAATAACTTGTTGCACTGAAGTCAATGTTATAGTATACTATGTAGTCAGCATTCTTTAAGGATATACCCTCACGACCACTAACAATCTGTAAGGCTATGACCTGACATCCAGTGTCTTCGAAGACACTCAATTCAGTGGTCATCTCATCCTTAGTGAATACTTGCTTAAGTGCGTTCAGTTCTTCTTTGAACTTATAAAAGATACCTATTCGTTTATCTTTAAATAATTTTTTTATGTATTCAGCTTTCTGAGTATTCAATACCATTGAGTTGCCAGACTCAAACTTTACCGTGCCGGAGCAAATCTGATGAATCTTAGACATCAGCTTTGTTGGTGTATCTGCAAGTATCACCTCTTGCTTACCTTGCACCACTAAATCTTTCTTTAATCTTTTGATCAGGTCAGATATGTTTTGTGGCATAGGTATGGTTAGTATCTGCTCTTCTACCTCCGTGACAAATCCTGCTTCTTTTTGTGACAAAGAAATCATGTAAGGCTGCATCACATCTAATATCTTTTGCTTACCATCGCTATAATCATTTACCATCAAGCTGTTTATTTTTTTCTGCTTGATATTCACATAGTCTTTAGCGAACTTATAAAAACTCTCGTACTGAGCGAATGGGCTTCTTGGTAATCCATAAAGCTGATGATACATTTGAGAGTATGACTCTGGAGTTGGTGTTCCTGATAGGAATATAACTTTAGCTTTACTTGCTCTGATCAAGTCTTTTATTTGCTTGGCACGATTACTTGGCTTGGGGAATGCACCTAGACAGTGTGCTTCATCAAGTATGATTACATTGAACTGAGTATGTTCAAGCTTATGTAAACTTTCATAATTGATTACCTCCATCTTGTATGATGAGTTGAGTAAGTAATAGTCGTTCTCTATGTTAGTTATTACCTTCTTCTTAGTAACGAATAGTATTCGTGTTGGGTTAAGGTTATTGCATATTCCAAGACTTGTCAATGTCTTCCCAGTTCTAACCTCCATAGCCAAGTACACAAAGCCATACTTATTAATGACTTCAGTACCTTTTGCTATTATTTCTAATTGGTAATCTCTAAATTCTACTTTATTGTTTTCCATATTTTCTCTGTAATACTCAATGCTCTTTTGTAGTCGATTTATTATCTCAGTTTCAATTTTAAACTTGGGCACAATGATTTGCTCATTCCTTCTATCCATTTTTATAGTAGTTGGTTTTTCCATAGTCAATATACTCATCAGCCTAAGGCAGTATAAGTACATATCATAATCGTTGTACCCAAGTTTTCTTTCAACTATTTCAGAATACATCTTCAGATTTCTTCTTGATTATAATCCACTTACCATTCATATCACGGTTTGTTTCAGGTTGTACGCCCTCTTTGAAAAGTGCGTAAGCAACTACCCATTTGAAGAACTTCTGCCTTGATACGGTCATCTTTGATCTAGCGGCATAGTCAGGATAGTTATCGGTGAAGTCATGATACAATTGATTGATATATACCCTTGTTTCGGGTTCAAGCAGTTTATTCTCATTGTTATCAGATAGTAACCCACACCACTCGATAAACTCGTGGCAAGTCTCTGCTGATAATTGGCGTATCTTCAGATTGACGAATTTACTCTTGACTAGTCCAGTGTTTAGATAACCAACTAAGCAATTAACCATATAGTTATCAAACTCGCACCAATCATCATCGTTCCAATCTCCAAACATAAGTTTACCAAATTCATCCAATGGTGTGAATGATTTGCTATAGTGTTGGTGTAGTTCTAACTCCCACTTTCTACGAGCAAATGAATTACCGGATCCCTTGATGGCATAGTTGGTTGTGATTGCTATCTTAGGTGACTTACTGAATGGTATCTTGATTGCATCTTTGTTCTTCTTCTCCAATGTCAATCCTTCCGTTACAACGGAGAACAAACGCTCAAAGTCAAAATGCTTTTTAACATCATCAAAGACCAGTATTTGTGTATCTGCTGATACAAGTTGATATGCAAATGAACGCTCGAATGTAAATGATTTACCATCTATGGTAACGACCTTCTTCATTTGTGATAATCCATTCATGAACAAACCCTTACCCGTTCCACCTTCCGGGTTATCACTTATCACTTCATCGTTCAATATAATTGCCGGGCAGTAAGATAGATTCTTGTAAGCATGAAGCATGAATCCAATGGTACTCTCCATAGACTCTATTCTTTGAGGATCGTTGCTACAAATGTTGGATACGAACTTTTTATAATCGCATTTGTCGGTAACATCACAAATTGTAAATATCCTATCTATGACATGGTCTTTCCATACATAACCACCCAAGTCGATGTAGTCTATAGGTTCTATTTTATCTTTAGTTATCTTGACTGCACAGTTGCGATAGTATAGATATGCAGTATTCTTTGTATCCTCAATAAAGTAGATATCAATAGTGGATAGCATTGATAGGAATTCTTCTTTGAAGAACCTCGTATTATCCGCAAAGTAATTGTATACGGATAAGTCATCAAGCTCTAAAAGATAATCCAATACAAAGTCTTTAATCTCCTTCTCTGATGTATGGTCAATTAGGTTATTGGTAACCTTAACGAACACATAATTTTTACCACCTTCAGGACAGTACTTATAGAAGCCGGAGTCTTCCAAAAACTGCTTGAAGAATATGTGTATTATCTTTATGACTCCCTTGTCGGTCTTTGTCCAAAAAATATGTTTTGAACTTTCTTCCTCTACCTTGTTGAGTACCGAGTCTATCGTATCGCTATCCAGATTGGAGTCTTGTAGCTGAATGCGAATCTCCTTTTTTGAGACACCCCTCCTTAACTTTGCTTTTATCTGATTGAGCCTCTCTTCATCTTCGTAATACTTAGTACCAAAGTTCTGCTTATTAGCGTAAGCTGAATCAATGGTTGTCTTGATTTCTGATAATGTAAAATCATCAGATGCGTATTGATTTAGTACGAATGATGCTAGACTTTGATTAATACCAAAGTCATTGAATGCCATAGCCAGTATGTATGTATTGTGGTTACGCTGACCTTCAGCCATTGGATATTTCTTTTCCCACCACTTTATCAATATCTCTACTATCTTATTCTCATCCGTGATTGGTATGGTAGGCTTGTCTACATTCTTTTTGACTTCAAGGTATTCGGGTTCTTCAATCTCAGACCATATTGATGAGTTTTCGTTTATGTATATCAATGGATCGTAAGACTCGTAGCACACACGAGATATGTTCTTTGATGTCTTGTCAAAGTATTGAGAGTTGAAATGCTTCTCAAGGCTATTGAAATAGTTTTGATGGTTGTCAATATCTTTTGGTATCTTAACCAATACCTTTAAGCCATTACCGCTTGGAGATATAAATACCGAGAATACATATTTATTCTTTGATAGATTCTCTTTATCGCTTAGTAATGTCTTTTGTTTATCATACCCGTCAAAGTCTAAACATATCAGTCCTGAATGTTCAATTATAGCAGTATCCGCTCGCTTGTTAAAGGTACCAGAAAAACATATCGCTGGTAACTTCTTCTTAAGTTCATTTCGAGTAGATTTATCTTTTTGTTTTCTAATCTCTTTAACCAAATCTCTACTTGATCCATTCCTTATACGGTCAAGTAAGTCCATAACATCACGATGAAATGGGGCAGAAGTATCCTTGATACTTTGAAAAATTGTGATTTTTATAGTATTCATGTGTCGATTATTGGTTGTTTATGTCGATATAATGTTGATTTGATGTTAATTTTTGATATCTAACTTATTGATTATCAATCTTAATGTTAATTATGTTAATTTTAATCTTACGTATATAAGAATAAAAAAAGAATATATATAAAGAGAGAGAGAGAGTAGGGAAGAAAAAAAACAACATAGCATTGTGGGATAAAAAGGGGGTCGATGACCCCCTAGTGTTATGTTATGACCCAAAAATAAAAATTGGCTTAGAATGGAAGCTCGTCTTCAAAGTCGTTTTCGATTTCTTCTTCTTTGAATTTCTTTTCAATGTTACTTGACGGCTTTGATGATTGGCTTTTTGTCTTGGGCTCGTAAGTATCGAGTTCGCAGTATGGGTTACCGCTACGTCCGTACTTGATTGAGATGTTTACCCAGTCGTTCTTCTCGTGCTTACGCAAGAATGCAATGGCTTCTGCCACTTTCATTGATAATCTACCGACAACAAAGTCAGGTGCGTTTTCTTGTCTCTTGAAGGAAAATCCTTCAGCGAAAATTTTCTCGTTAGTCATTATTTTTTTAATTTAGGGTTTGTTGAATGTAATAGTCTCTTATGTCTTTTGTTCTTTGTGAGGAGAAGTACTCTTTGTATACCTCTATGGCTTTGATGACTTTCTTCTCTCCTCGTTCTACGAAATCATCAGATGGTTCGAATACGCCAATCTGAAGTGTCTCCTTGTCGATGGCGATAAACTTCAATGGCTTACTGAATAGTGTTTGGTAGATGAAGCATTGCGAATCGTAATTGAATGAACTTGCCGATCTGCTGAACTTTGTGATGTCCGATGTGGTCTTTAGGTCAATCAAACAATTCTCACCAACTATATCAGCCTTGCCTTTCCACTGCGTTCCATACAACTCCATCACTGCCGGAACCTCAAACTGATTATCGTCATGGTAAATCATCGAGTAGATGTCAAAGTTCTTCTTAATCTTGTCTACCATCCTCATCACATTGTCGTGTTCTTTCTGAAGCAAACAAAATTCTAAATTATTCGCCTCTAAAAAGTCCTTATATGCCTTCGTATTGCGACTGCTGACATCAACCGTTGGTGTACTTTGCGATTTAAGGGGCTCTAGAAGGCTTGTATGGAACAATCTCCCCTCCGCTAGTACCTTACCATCACTTCGATGCTTTCCGTAGCTCTCAGGGCAATTTAAGAGGGTCCCAACATCTGAGTTCGATAAAAATTGTTTTCCGATGCCCGAATAATATTCACTATCATCCTTCAGTAGGGCAAGTATTTCTTG